GTTACTGCACGTTGTTGTATGCCTCGCCATTCTGGGTCTTGTCCCCATATAGCTTCTGCCCAACCACCACGCTGTTTGTCTTTATTAATATCACTTATAGCAGCTTCATTACCTTGTGCATTAGCTCCTGCCATCTCACGCCTAGCGTTTATATTAACTGCCTTATCTTTTAAGACTGACTGGAAAGCTTTGCCTAACGAACTACCTAAGTTTTTTGCTGCTTGTTCTGTATCTGATGCGACACGAATACTAGTAGACGTTGCAGTCCTACCCGCTGATTTAACAGCAGGTGGATTTACAAAGTTAGCATTTGCGTCACTGGTTGCCGTTCTGGCTGGCTGACCAAATTGTGACATTGTGTTGTCCTCTTAAATTGATAGTGTACCTGCGTCTTTCTTAGCTTTGGAGTCTGCTGCGAATGCTTCTGCTATCTTTAAATCATTCATCTCGAATGAAGATAGAGCGTTCATTAGGTTACCTGCTACTGTTGACTTTGGTACTTCTACGTTTGTTTGCATTTGCATGTTTGCATTATAGATACCAGCTTTACTGTTTTCTATTGCCTGTGCTGCTGCTTTATTACTAGCTGAGAGCGCGTGTGCCTCGTTAGTTTTAGTTTGGCCTATGGTTGCCTCTACTGATGCCCCCTTAGCTCCTGACAGTGCCGTAGAGACTCTTGCCATTGCTTCCGCTTCATCCTGCTGTTGTCGTATTTTTGTATTAGACATTACTTTGTCTTGCATTACTGCTGAGATGTTTCTCTCGGATGCAGACCTTGCACGACTAGCTGCCATCTTACCAGATAGAGTTTGAAAGGCTGAGTTGTAAGCATTGGCTGTCTCAGCCGTAGTTCCTCCTAATGCTAGATTTGCGAATCCAGCACCTTGCTGTATTGCCCCTGAGTATATAGACATTTATAGTCTCCCACTTGTTTTATAATATTGACCACTCCAAGATATACCGTCTATAGTAAGTCCTAGATAACCTTGAGAAACGAATTTTACTTTAGCTAAATTTGCATCTTGTGAATAGCTAAAACGTAAATCTCCTGTGTAAGCTATCTTTTCCCCGACTTTGTTGTTTACTGCTTGCATTATACGTCCAGTAAACTGTTGGTCGTCTAAGGTCACATAATCAGATATTATCCCCATCGTAACTTCATGAGTATCTACTACTGATAACGTCCAATTACTTATACGTATCCTATCTGAAGTTATAACTAAACCTTCTTGAGTTCTTTTGAAAGGTCTGGTAGGTATGTAACATACTTCAATAGGTACTCCTACATACACTTGGCATGGTTGCCCGTTAGATATGTTCTCAAGGAATGTTAATACATCTCCATCCCGTGTAAACTTTGCTTCAGATAATACAAATTCACAACCTGCACCACGTACTACTACAGTATTTGCTATATTGGAAAAGTAGAAGTAGTCTGGTAATGTTATTGAATCCCCTGTTGCGGAGTCTACTGTTACCATATAGTCTAAGAATACTTCATCTGTTGCTACGGTTACTCTAGAGTACAAATCGATGCTATGTATATTTAGTTCGTAACCATGTTTAGTTATTACTTTTAACTTGTTTTGTGAGAATAGTAAATCTACAATCTGTATATCGAATGGGAATTTCCAAGTACTCCATGAGTTTTGTTCTATCTTACCCGCATTTGAATATTGTTCATAGATGTATAGTACATTTCTATCTGCATCAGTCATCATTACTGCCATGTCTGAGTTAACACTACCTACTAATTTTGTTATGTTTCCTTTCATTAAACCTACTACGTGTCTGGAAACGTTATCACCGAACTCTTGTTCAGTCGCTTTCCTAGTCGTATAGTTTAACATACCTCCAGACTCTCCTTGCTGGATTGCTAAGAAAACACTATCACCCATAGGTACTGGTGCTACGCTAGTCTGACATTCGTAAGACGATACTTTAGGCATACTCACGGATTGTGGTGTTATTGCCGCATTACCATCAATCTTAAATTGCCCATCTGGTGCTATCAACAATAAATCTCTGTTGTGTGAACTTATTCGTTCTATGTTCTGTGTATCTACTGCACTTGAGCCTATTCCTATAGGGTCTGTTACTAGTAGTTTAAGTGCGGATGCTTTGAACCAGTTACCGTAGTCATCAGTCTCCGTCATAAACACTTGCCCTGCACTTAGAAATACTAAGCGGTTTTGGAAATGCCCTAAATCTAGAATTTTATTATCCAAGAACTCTGGCGTTGGGCACGAGTCGTCATCCCCTGTACGTCTTTCTTTCCAAGTGTTTTGCCCTACTGTAAATAAACCTGTATCTTCATCGTACACAGCGGTATGTGGTAATGTAGACGCATCTAAATCATACGGTTCTATCGACGACCTTGTTTCTACCCATACTACTTCCTCTAAATAAGGTATTACTGTTGGTGATGTTGTAAGTGCTCCCGTCCTCTCTGCTTGCAGATAATACGTTCCTTTGTCACTTACAGGGTTAGGTTTTACTGTTATTCGTGTACCATGTACTGAGAATAAAGGTAACCCTTCTATATTTTCTACATTTTCGCCAAATACTTTGACACTTTTGTCACCTTGCCCTGTCTCGATATAGGCATCTACCCACACATCATCTGTCTTATGATAGATTGCTACAGACGAACCAAAAGCTATTGCTGTCTTTGTTGTAGAGAATGCGACATAGTTATTTAGAGCTAGTGCTAAACCTTCTGCTACTGCACCAGTTGCCCTTGCTTTATCTGCTGTATCATAATCTGGTGCTGTTGTACCTAAATCTGGTACACTGTATGTTAGCTGTAGTGCTGGTGAGTCTGCTGGACTACCAATACCTATTATTACACTTTCCCCGTAGTTGAGTGCTGATATTACGTTAACATGTGTAACTTTCTTTATTGTATCTAATGCTACCCCACGTCTAGCTACTACATCTTTATTTAATATGTATGTGGTATCTTCTATAGTCTTCATAACTATATTGCCACCCTGTACGTATGCAGGTATGGTAGTAGTAGATATGAGTACATTATCTTTAAATGTTACTATATCACCTTCGGTAGTATTTGCCAGTATACTAAATACAGACTTATCTTTTGTATATTCGTGATATACAAAGTCGTGTGACGTGTTTACAGATAGTAGGTTTGCATCGAGCGTTAGTGATGGTCTACGTGTTAGTTTCTGTACTGGGTCAGAACGTAAGTTTACCTGTTCTTCTGCATGACCATCTGCCCTATTCCTTGGTGATAATGTACTTATCCCATGTATAGGTGTTTTAAATGTTCCTTCTATTCGCATAACTTGCCCCTAGTTGTAGCTGTTCGGACGTAAAGTATCGCGACGTTGGTAAGGTGTCTGACCAGAACGTGCTCTCATTACTCGCTGGTTCCAAAACACATTCACTTTTACGGATTCTAAATCTTCTGCATCTACGTCAATTTTAGATAGACCTGCTAATGTCTGGTATTTCTCCTCTTTTGCAGGGTCTTCCAGTTCGTCGCTTATAAATTGAGCACATGCTAAATAAGCTGTATACTCTTGCATACTTGCAGGCATCTCTTCCCACTCTAAGCTACGCACTGTTTTTAATGCCATTATGTCTGTACCAATATTAAATGTTTGTGTCTGAGAGTTGTATACTTTCCTACCGCGTTTAACATACGTTGCATTTGCTGCTATAAATTTTGTAACTTCTTTTGGTATTCTAACTTCCCCTGTAATATCTGGTTGAAATATTACGTTGTAATCAGTGTTGAACCACCAACCTCGTTTTTGTACACTATTACGTAGTCTGTTTAGACTGCTCAATGCGTTGGCTACGTCTGGGTGAGCAACGTTTAAGCTGTTCACTGGACTAGAACCTACTGCTCGTAAAAGCATCTGTACTGCTTCTAACTTTTCCATACTATTTCCTTTGCAAAGAAAACAGATATATGAACCTAATTATTCATATATCTAAGTGTTAATACCACTTATTGAAGCCCCTCAGTGAAGGGCTTCTAAAGTTGTACTAAGGTTATGCTACAGTTGAACTGAAAATCCCAGCTGCCATTTCTGCGCGGTTAGGAGTTACTGCGAAGCTTAGGTAAGAATCGATGAACCACTGCATTTCTTTCTTATCGAAATAAACATCAGAGGTCAAAGGAATGGTTTCACCAGCAAGCAATGCTTTAGGCATTAACAAGCATACAACACATTTCTGGTCGTTGGCAGAAACGTCATAAGCGTTACCGTTACCAGCGTTAGAAAGGAAGTGAGTTACACCAACATCACTAGCTTTAGGGAAACGGTTAGTCTTCTGGATACGAACACCACAAGATTCTAATACGTCGCCTTTAGCGTAATCGCCATTGACTGAACTGAAGTCACGAGAGATAAGTTTCTGGTTACGTAGTAAAGCGTAGTACTGTGCTGGACGCATGAGTAATACTGCTTCAGATACATCAACATCTTTTTCTTCAATTTTCTGACACATATCCTGAATTGCTAATTCTAGCAAATCTGGGTCTAGCTCATCACCAGCACCAGCTAGTACGATTGGAGTACCACCTTGGAAGCCTTTAGGGGCTGTACGAACGATGTTAGTAGGAGTTAGACCTTCCCAACCACCTAGTGAAACGCCATCTGGGTCAAGGTTAGTTACTTGGCAAGCTTTGATGCCCTGTACTAAGAAAGACTCATCGAAGAATTTACCGATTTCTTTACCATGCTCCATACCGATTTCTTTACGAGTATCGATGTGAGACAAGAATGAATCAAGAACGAACTCATTGGTACGAGCCAATACGATTGTATCGATTTTGATAGAGATGTTATCGAACGTTACGCCATTATCTACTGGACGAATACCACGTGCAACTTTCTGCAATGCACTTGAACCGATACGGTCGTTAGTTAAGGTATCAGTACCACGGATGGTTTTGAATTTAAAGAACTGACGCATGAAAGATTCTTTAAGGATACGGTGCTCAACTTCGCCACCATATTGCTCGATGTATAGTGGGTTGACGTTACCTGAATCAACACCTGCTTGGTGACCTGAACGTACTTGTTCGTTTGCTACTGCTTGGCCTACGATTGACATATATTATTTCCTAATCTTTGATTAATAACCACGGGCGATTGATTTCGACCGACGGCTGTTGAGTTGTGCAATTTCTGGACTAGTTTCGTAGTTATGCCCGTTGTCCATTAACTTTCGGAGTTCACGGTTATATCCTGATTTGTCTAATGGCTTGCTACCATACTCATTTACTGAATTACCACCTTCCACTAATTTGGCTGGTTGGGAAATAAAGGAGTCTGACTTCTTAAAACTCTGTACTAACGAATCTATTGCTAGTTCCGCTGCTTTTCCACCTTGACGTAATAGACCATTGATTTCTTCTCGGTCTGCTACTGGTAGATTTGTCTTTGCCCATGTTGCAAGTTCTTTGAAAGTGTCTGCACCTGTTTGTTCGGTGATTCCTTTAAAGGCATCCTGTACTTGAGTAAAGATTTTATTATCTGCTGCTTTAGCTGCTGTTACATTAGATTGGTGTAGGTTGGCTAACTTATCTTTAATTAAACCTGCTACGCCTTCTCCATGCTTTTCTACGAGCTTCTTCATAATGTCAATGCTAACTTCACCATTCGCTTCTGTAACTGCCATAGCTACTTCTGATGGTGTGAGTCCTGCATCTTCTAAGAACGGTCGTACTTGCTCTGCTGCTGAAGAATCAAACTTAGGTAAAGGTTTAGCATCTTCTACTGGTGCTTCTGCTTCATCTATTTTAGCTTCACTTTCACCCTCTACAGCTTCTTCTGCTGGTGGTGTTGGCTCTTCTTCGGTTACTGGTGCTGGATTCTCAATGGGGTTACCACTGTCATCTAGTCTACTGTCTTCTTGCCAATTCTCGTTAGGTGAGGGTGCTTCCACAACTGGTACTTCTTCACTAGCTGGGGTTGCATTAACGTCATTTGTCATTTATTGTGGTCCTGTCGGTGGTTGTGCTTGTGCTTCAGCTTGGGCCATTTGACCTGCTGCCTGAGCTTCTTGTTGTGCTTGTTGTGCTTGAGCTGCCTTAACTTCTTCTTCAGACTTGAGTAAGTCGCCATAGGTTATACCATGACCTGCACCTAACATAGCGATTAGTTTTCCATAATCAATACGTAGTGCTACTTCTTCTGGTACATCACTTAATGATACTAGGTCATTAAAGAATGCACGTGTACGGTCTAACTCGGAGTTCCTAGATAAAGAGTCTAATCCTGTAACAATGACAGGTTCTACTTCTTTAAGGATAGGGTCGAATTTCTTAATCAGTCTCTTGGCTAAAGGCAGCTGCATGTCTGTAGCTAATCGTGAGTATACACCACCGTAAGAGCCTTCTAACTCTTGGGCTTGCATACGTATCTCTTCAGCGGTTACTCGCTCTGCATCTCGTGTTACGGAGTTGTTAAGAAGGAATGCTGCTGCGATTCTACGTTCTACTGCTTGGAACTGCGTGAGTAAGAAGTCTGATGCTGCTTGTACATTGGCTGTGTG